TGACTGCGTGAGCCTTCTCGTTCGCCACAACCAAGCCCTTTTCGAGCGTGATCAGGAACTTCATGTTGTCGCCAGCGGACGCCAGTTCCTTCGACTTCAGGCCGTCGAGCGTGGCGACCTTGGCGTAGTTCGGGTCAACAAACACGCAGTCGCGGGTCAGACCGTAGGGGTGCGGGATCAGGGTAATGGCCCCGAAGTCCGACACGTACATATCAGCCGCGCCGTAGATGGTCGCCATACCCTTGCCCGAAACTTCCGAACGAATGTCCGCAATACCGGTGAAGGCCGAGAACTGCTGCTTGTGGGTCGGACCCATGTAAGCTTGCGTAGGCGTAGCGCCGTTGGAGAACGCCGTAGCGAGCACCGACTTCACCAGAGCTTCCGTAAAGGTGCGCTGGGTGCCATTGGTAGCCGCCGAGACGATACCAGCGGAGAAACCGCCGTCCGAACCGGCTTTCGAGGTGTTTGTGGTCAGGAACGCCAGAAGGCCCGCGCTCTTGCGGGTCGTGGCGCCGGATTCCACAACGGAAGCGAAGTTGCCGACAAGACGCATTTCAAGGTCGCGCTTGACCTCGATGGTCTTCAGCACCTTCTGGCGGGCCAGTTCGCTATCGCGTCCGGCCTTGTCTACGACTTCCTGCGTGCGAGAAACGCCGCCGGTCTTGGCGACGATCTGCATGTAGTTGCCGACGCGGGTCGTCAGGTTGGCGGTGCCGAGGGTGTAGTCATCACCTTCAAGCTGGGCATTGGTCGCAACCGGGGTTGCCAGCGTTTCCGTCTGCCACTCGTGATAGACGTTCGTCGCCTTCGACGTGCCGAGGTTGGAGATCAGCGGCGTGGATTCCGGGGCAACACGATAGATCGTGTTCTCCAGGTCTTCACGGATACCGATGTTGACAACCGGGGTTCCGACGGAACCGATGGTGTTTGTAGGAGCGGTCATGTTCTAAGCCTTTCGGGCTAGAAGCAGGGCCACAGCGTCATCGACGCTCCGGGTTTGTGCGAAGCGGTTAGCGACTTGCGTGGCCGTGCGTTGTGCGGGGGCTGGCGCTGCGGCGGCTGGACGAACCGGGGACCGTGGGGCAGCGGCAGGTGTGGGTTTCGGGGTCGGACGGGCCTTGAGCGCCGCTTGAGCCTTCCGCCATTGCATCGCGTCATGCGCGAGCGCCATCTCGTTAGCCGTAATGTTCATGATGTCATCGCGGGCTAGGCCGGACGATTCAAGGAACTCAGTGATTTCCGCTCTGCGCTTCGGACCCTCGACGGGATCGGCAAGATCAGGGGCAATCTCGGCTAGACGTTGAAATTCCACAGCGACTTGCGCCTCGCGGGCTTGGGTTTTCGCATATTCAGTAGCCTGCGCCGTCTGCTGTAGAAGCGCAAATTCCTGTTCGTGCTGCACCTTGGCAATCATCATTGCCTCGGCCCCGTACTCGTTAGCGTACGCCATCCAGTCGGGCGCATTGCCCCATTTGGATTGAAATGTCTCAATGGCTTGCGGGAGGAAGTTTCCAAGATGGTCAGCGAGTTGCTGGACCTTGGCGACTTCCGCCTGTGCGGCTTGGGTCTGCTGGGCAGCTTCGGCCTTGGCCTTGGCGGCGGCTTCCTCTCTCGGCCCTTCCTGTGCAAGCACGACGGCCTGCAATTCGGGCGGGAGTTCGGCAAATTTCGCCTTGGCGTCCTGTGACCAGTACTTTGGCGGGTCGACGGGCGCGACGGCCTCGGGTTCCGCTTCCGCTTCTTCACCGTCAGCGGGCGCTTCAGCCTCGCCTTCGGTGTCTTCGGGGGCACTGGCCTCCCCCTCGATCTCTTGGGGCTCCTCAGCGGCCTCTACAGGCGCTTCGGGAGCGTCTTGCTCCACAGTTTCGGGCATTAGCGCGGCGATGGCCTGATCTACAGACAGCGGGCCGCTTTCCGTGGTGGAAGCTTCGGACATAAAGTGCCTATTGGTAGTTTCAGGGATTAGGTTTGACGTGTTAGCCCGGCGATAGCGATTGCCGCTTCGGCCATGCGTCCGTTATCAATCACTTCACGCATTGCCTGCTGAATTGAGGCAAGGTTGTGCAGCGTCTTATGAAGGTTCTGGACCTTCGCATCTGCCCCGATGGGCGTCTGCTGCATCTCGCGGAAAATAGCCGCTTCAAGCTTGGCAAACACCTCTTGAAGCTCGTTCATCTCGTTCAGGGCGCGACGGCCCTTGGTGATTGTAGTTTCGTCGTCAATCATCCTGGATCGCCACCCGGCTGCACGTCGGACACACCCGATGAAGCTTGCACGCGATACATGCCCGTTTCCCGCGCCACTTCAGCGTTGAGATAAGCTGTCTCGCGCTTCATTTCCAATTCAGCGGTCAATAGCTCCCGCTTCATTTGCAGTTCGGCGTCGGTCGTCTCGCGCTTGAGTTGGAGCGATTGTTCCACCTCGTAACGCTTCAATTCGCTGGTGGCCTGAATTTCGGCTATACGGGCTTCATGGTCCTGTTCAGCCTTCCGTTGGGCCGCTTCGGCGTCCATTTGATGCTTCTGCATGGCAAGCTGCGTATCAGCCTCGGCCTTCGCCTGCGCTAGTTGCATCTCGCCTTGCAGCTTGGCCTGCGCCATCTGCATCTCGGCTTGCGCCTGAGCTTGAGCCGGGTCGGGCTTGGGTTCGGTCGGTGCGTTGGCTGGGTCCTTCGGGTCCTGCCAAAGGCTTGCCGACTTCTTGCTACCCGCCGCGCGCTCCCATTCCTCCAAAGCCTCGTGCAGGTTCTTGCCGTCCATGATCGGGCCGTCTAGCCCGCCTTGCATCTGAATAGCCAACTGCATCAGTTCAAGGCGACGATTGGCAATCATCAGGTCATGGTCGCGACCCGCCGAACCGACACCCACATGCACCGTAAGCGCATGACGTTCGGGCCATTGGAACGGCGCAATGTCCGACTTCCACTGGTTCCGCATCTTGGCGGAATAGGGCGCGTGCTTCTCGGAGCTATACTCGCGCAACATCCAATGGATGCCGACCACCAAATCCTTGACCAGCGTTTCGGCAAACACCCGCGCAATCATGCGAACGCGCTTCTGCGCCGCTTGGATCAACGCCATTGCACCCTTGGCCGTGTCGTGCAGCGTGTCCGGGTTCAAGCCTTGGGCATTACGGACGATACCCGACCGGCCCTCGGCCATTGCGGAAACGTGCTCCATTGCCGAGAAGATGTCGAAGTTCATTGCTCCGGCGCTAATCGGCATAATTGCGTTAGGCCCCTTGGTGCGGATAGGCACGCCGGGTTCGTTACGCAGCAGGTCGGAAACCGTGAACTCTGTCGCCTCGTTCATGTTGACCGCGTTACGCTGGTTCAGGGCGAAATAGCCGCTATCCAGCAACATACGCAGCAACACGGTCTTGATCTTCTGGACCTCGATCAGCTTATCGGCCACGCTCTCGCCGTAGAACCGGTGCGGGACGATGTAGGGCGTACCCGCCGCGAACGGGATTTGCCCGACCATCTCACTGTCGAGCAACTCGCGCTCCTCGGAGTCGGTGATGACACGCCAGACTTCCAGCTTGCCGCCGACTTCCGTAGCGATGCGGATATAGTGAACGCGCACCTCGACCATGCGAAGGTCGCCAGTGCCAGCGTCCATTGACTGCTGGTCGCTTTCGCCCGCGCGGTCCCGGTCCTGCTCGACCGTGCCGTTCGGGTAGCTGTACGACTTCAGTTGACGGCACTTCTCGGGGTCAAGCCCGCGTGAGATCAACTCCTGCACCCGCTCGCGCGATTTCATGGCGCAATAGGTCGCATCCCGAAGGCTTACCGTATCCGGGGCAACCGTGAAGTCCTCGGAAGGGACCGCTTTGATACAGACTTTTCCGTGAAGCTTGGACGTGACCAGCGCAAACGTGCCGTCTTCGCCCTCTTCCATCTCCATACCAGGCAGGCCCATCTGAGCCACTTCCGCCGTCATGGGATCGAGGCCGGATTGCACCGTCTCGGACTTTTCCTCTTCCTCCCACCACCAGTGAATGACCCCGGTGCGGGTTGTGAGCGCATCCTTGATCGCCGTGTAGAGGGTTAGAAAGCCCTCGTTCTCGGTGAAGATGACGTGATTAACGAAGTCGGTTTCCTCCTGCGCACGGTCTTCATCATCCGCGCCTTGAGGAACAAAGGTCGCAACGTCTTCCCCGCCTACAAACACTTCCATAACGTCGGGAAGCACCGTCTCGATAGCATCGGCAACGGTTGAATCTACCGCCCGGCTGCGATTGGGCAGCGACGGGACGTCATTCATCTCACCCTTGACGTAAGCCAGCGCAACCTCACGCGCGGCCACCAGAGCGCCGTTATCGCCCTCGCCAAAGCCGATAGAGCGCTTCCGCTCCTCGCCTACCAGCTTGAGCAGTTCGTCGTCGGAGTATTGCACTAGGTGGCCTTGCCGCCCGCGTAGGTGCCACTGGCGCCGGTCGTCTTGGCAAGCACGATGCGACCCGGAATATACATGCCCGCCGTCATCGCTACGGAAATGTCAGTGCCGGTGCCTTCGCTCTTGAAAATGAAGGTCCCAGCCGTCAGGCAGAGCACGCCGTAATAGTTCTGCGGCGTAGTGTCACTGAGCGTAATTGGTTCCCAGACGGGAATCCCGCCCCTGTCGTTCATAGCCATTTAGACAACTCCGAAATTTGCTATTTCCAGCCGGACGTTGTGCGGCTTTGTTGCGGCGTGGCGCATCATCATCAGGCCGTAGCGGGAGGCGGATATTCGGTCGTCTCGCTCTTTCACGATCAAACCGTTGACGCGGTGATAAAGGCGGAACTCACCGAACCAGCCGCCACAAGTGCTAAACACTTTCCAGCGGCCCGTTTGCATCCGGTCCAGCATGTCCATAACGCCAGCCTCAACGCCGTTGCCCCCATCCGGGAACGTGGCCTTGTCTGTCAGCATGTTAAGGCCCTGCGCCTCGTATTGGTCCTTCAGGCTTTCACCCGAACCTTTGTCGTGCTGCAAACCATCATGAGGCCACGCGCACGGTATCCAAGCGCCCCAAGGCTTGATTGCCGCCGCGTGATTAACCGGCGTTGTCTCGCGTTGTGCATATTCCTTGCAGACGTAGATCACGTCTGCGTCTCGATCCCACGCCATGTTGATCGCCGCGAACGGGTGATCCCATCCGAAGTCCATCCCGTTGATCTGAGGCCAGTGCGGCGGGATTGGGAACGGGTCGCAAGTGATTAGCGTCTCTTCAACCGGGAACACCCGGCCCGATCCCATCGACGGGATGCCCTTGATCCGCGCTTCTCGTTCGTGCGCGGGGTAGCTGGCGATAATCGCTTCGCGTTGTTCCGGCGTGTAGTGCTCCGCATCGTCTATCGTCATCTGCGTGACGCTGCGGGTCATTCTTCACCCAGGAACATCGCCACGACGTCGGACATTCCGAGCAAAGGCGTAAAGGTTATCATCGTTATCCCGCCCGTTGCGTTCGTCCGCGTCAGGCCTTCCATGTAAATGTCCGGCGGCGGTTCCTCGTCAAACCAAACACCGTCGAGCGTCTCGCCTTGCCACTTCTGACGGCCTTGGTCGTAGGACTTGAAGCCCAGCGTCGAGGTTCCGCCCGCGACGTGCTTGACGGTGATGTTATCCAGCGCATCAGCCACGCCCATGCGGCGCGACCAATCCAGCAGGTTGTCGCCGGGAACCATACCAGTCCCCCACGCGCTCTCATCCTTGGGTTCGCCTACCAGCAAGCGTTGAACGCCGTCGCGCGTTACCTCGCCCGTTTTAGAACCGGCCCACCATCTGGTTGGTCGATCCCAACGCTTGCCTTTCCACCAATCGGGATATTGCCCGGTGAGGTGCATCGCCACTTCAGCCGCGCCGCAATAGGTCTTCCCAAGCTGGTTGCCCGCCATCAGCAACCGTTCGCGGTGCGTTGCGCCGGATGCGTGAAACTCGCGCTGCTTGGCGTATGGCCGATACTCAGTGAGCCGTCGCCGGTCCTTCCGGCGCTTCCGCTCTTCCAGCAGGCTGACCAATTCCGATTTCAACAAGATTGGCGAGGGTTCGGATTCGCGCATCAAGTTGTTCATCGGTCAGGTCGCTCGTGGTTTCGATCTTAAACTCTTTCGGTAGCAAGCTCGCTATCACCCGAACGTACCCACCTGGATCAGCCGCGCGCATTGATTGGATGGCCTCAACGCCGCCCTCTTCAAAATCAGCTTGAAGGGCAGCCACGAAGTCCTCGCTGAGTTTGTTGCGCGAGCCTTTCGGGCGACCTTTTGGGTTGCCACTCTGGCCCGGCTTAAACAGGTGCGCGGGCGTCTGTTTCTCGTTTGTTGAATCAGACACCCGCTATCTCCGTTTAGTAAAGCCCACCGATTGGACCCTGCCCCGTGGTGAACGTGGTCGGAACGGTAAGAGCCGTGAATGTGCCGTAGGTCTGGCCGGTCTTTTTGGACGCAGCGAACAAGCCGAGGGTGTGAGTGCGAAGGCGGTTTGAAGTGTTGTTATTCTGGACGCCAACGTAATACTCGCCGGGTCCTATGAGATCGATAGGCGCCGTCCACGGAACGGATTGCAGCGCGGCGGTACCAGATGCAGCGGTTGACGCCGTGGTAGCAATGACATTGCCAGCACTGTTGTAGAGCGCAATCTGCATGTTGCCCGCGACAGCCGAACCATTGAGCACGGCAAAGCCGGT